AAATAATATCATGGAAAGTTACAGAAGAGTAAAAGGTTATGAGTTTGAGTTTGTAGACCAAGGACCAGATGATAGATTCTATCAGTGTCGTGGTGATGTTTATTATGATGATGAACATGATGAGATTCCTGAACCAGGATTGTGGGAAGCAGCTCTAGAACTAGAACAACAACTAAAAGATGATGGTTATATTGCAGATGCAAATCACTCTGAGAAAGGTTGGGTGGAAGTAAATTTATTATAAATAAAAAAGAAAATGGAAGGAATAAAAGAATTACCAGAAGAGATGGCTAGCAACAGTCAGCCATTTGTATTATGTCCATCTTGTATGAAAGGTGGAATTAAGTTTAACTACTCTACTAATGAAGGATCATGTGACCATTGTGGTACAGGATTCAATAAACGTGGTAGCAGTATAATATTTGTGTGATATGTGGATAGCTTGTGAATTAGTATTCCGTCACTACAATCCTAAGGAGTTAGAAGAGGGAATGTTATTTATGAACGAGCTAAATCCTGGGAATGAAGAGAAGGAACAAGTAGAAGTGTGGGCTCTCAAAGAAGAGGGTATACATAAACAAGTAAGTTATGATATGATGGTGTTTGAATGTGGGTTTCCTGTTCAACCATGGCTTATTACAGATGATGGCAGAATAGCTGCTATACCAGATGAAATAGGTTGGTTTGATCCAGGTAAACGTTCAGAAGAACTAATACCATTCACAATAACTGAAATGAACTTCATCATGCAAGAGTTTGATGGACTACTAGAAATCTTTGTTAACGAAGATGAACTAGAGAGAGGGATTGTAGATCCTGTATACGAAGATAACTTAGTGATTCTTAGATTCTTAACTGATGATGAGGATGCAGAAGAACTATATTTAGAAGAAGGTTTCGATAATACAACTATCGATGACCCAGATGATTTAGAAGAAGAATAGTGTCATATATTGTACAAAATACGTACAATTTGTATAATTAAATAAACATTATGGAGGAATTCAGTAATTGCTGTGGAGCTTCAAGGTGGGGTGAAACAGACATATGCTCAGATTGTAAAGAGCATGCAGATTTTTATAACGAAGAAGAATAAATTATGGGAGTAGACATTTATGGTAGAGCGCCTAAGCTCAGATATGCAAAGCCTGAAAAAGAATGGGCTGAGCTGGAAACAGAAGAAGAGAAGAGAGAGTATTTTGATGAACTAGAAAAGTTTGAGGATGATAATCCTGGATACTATTTCAGAAGCAACTGGTGGGGATGGAGGCCTATTGTTTACCTATCAGAGGTAGCAATGCAGAATGCAGGACTAGATTATAACACAGACTTGTGGCATGAAAACAGTGGTGGTGGGTTAGAAGATGGTTTTGAGTGTCTTCAGCTTGCTAACGCATTGGAACACCTTATAGCACAAGATGCAGACTTAGAACATGAAGATGATGTAATCTACATTAATCTTGGTTCTTGGTCTACTAGAGATGGTCAGTTTGTTGATGAAGACATACAAGAATCTCTAAACAAAGACTGGCCTCTTGGAGCTGTAAAGTTCACACAAGTGGTTGGAGAGGATGGTAAAATATATAAACCATCACATTCATCACCAGTTTGGCTTATAAATAATTGGATTAACTTCCTAAAGGAGTGTGGAGGCTTCGAGATACATTAATAACTAATAATTTAATTTTAAACATGGAAAATTTAACTGAATCAAAAACAAGAAAGTATACACGTTATACAAAAAAGCAAGTGAATGAGTTACGTAATGCTCTAAAGACAGAAGAACCTCGTTTAGTGATTGCTAAGCGCTTTTCTAATGAATGGGGTATACCAACTCGTAATATTTACCAAAAGCTTAATAACGTAGCTAAAACAAAGCGTAAGTATACTAAGCGTAGTCCCAAAACTACCACCTTAGCTAATGTTACAAAGACAAATGAAGGAGTAACACTCACAGGTGACATGGTTAACGTGTTAGATATGTTGAAACAACCAACTAAAGTGGTTATGTATAATGACCACGTGAGATATTACTATAATTAATCCTTGTAAAAATATAAAGGATTAACTATCTTTGTAATCTCTCTTGTTATTTTATGGGTAAGTTTATAACATTTCTAATTAGATGGATAGGGTCCAACCTTGCGGTACCATTCTGGATGGTTGGGCACATTCACCTATCAACTAACGTCTATAAAGATTTGCATGAACTTATAGCATCTTTTGGGATGAATATTATTGTATTAATAGCCTTATGGCTAGATTGGAAAGAACATAAAGAAGAATAAATATGACTGATAATGTAATTATATATGACATAGAAACAATGCAGGAATGCTTCATTGTAGTATGTATGGAACCTGAGAAGACACCTAGAAGCTTCACTGTAAGTAAATGGCAGAATCAGTTGGATGCCTTTGTTAAGTATACAGACACACATAAGGATGCATATTGGGTAGGTTATAATAACTTACGCTTTGATGCTCAAGTGGTTGAGTGGATACTTAGAAACTATGAGCACTGGCATCATCTCTCTGGATTAGAAATCTGTGCTAAGATTGCACAGAAAGCAGCTGATGTAATTCATGATGCGAATTACGAAGTGTTTCCTGAGTATAGAGAGTGGGAACTTTCCTTAAAGCAAATAGATTTGTTCAAAATACACCATTATGATAACAAGAATCGTAGAGTGAGTCTTAAGAGACTGGAGTTTGAGATGGACTTAGAGAACATCGAAGAGATGCCTATACATCACACTAAAACAGATATGACTAAGGATGAGGTGTTCCTTTCATTGCAGTATTGTTTTAACGATGTTGATGCAACGTATGAGTTTTATAAAATAACCCTAGGTGACACAGATCACCCATTGTACAAGGGTAACGACCAAATTCAATTGAGGAGAGATATTGAAGAGGAGTTTGGTATACCTTGTCTTAACTATTCAGATAGTAAAATAGGGGATGAGATAATCAAGAAGTATTATTGCCAGGAGAAGGGGATAGATGTGCGTGAGCTTCCAAGAAAAGGTTATTTCAGAAAAACTATACTACTCAAAAATTGTATAGCAGACTATGTCCAATTTGAAACTGAACAGCTGCAACAGTTCCTCCAAAATATCAAGAGACGCAAACTAGGGTTGCAAGATGATTTCAAAGAACATATACATTTTTACGATAATGTCTATTCATTCATGAAGGGTGGTCTCCACACTGAAAATAAACCTGAAGTGTTTGAAGAAGACGAAGAGTATGAAATTATTGACTGGGATGTGGCTAGCTATTATCCTGCTATTATTATTACTAATGGTAGGTTTCCTGCTCATTTAGGTAAAGAGTTTTTACAGGGGTATAAGCAAATGTTTGAGAAAAGACTAGAGCTTAAACCACAAGCAAAAACAGACAGAAAGATCAAAGGAATCGTAGGGGCCCTTAAACTTGCAGTTAATTCTGTATACGGTAAATCATCTGATATGCTTTCATGGATATACGATAGGCAACTAACTATGTTCACCACTATAACTGGTGAGCTTAGTTTGATGATGCTTATTGAGAAATATGAATTGAATGGTATACATGTGATCTCTGCTAATACAGATGGTGTAACGATTAAGGTGAGAAAAGACTTGATTCCTAAGATGCATGAGATAAATGAGTGGTGGTCCGAGCTAACACAATACATTTTGGAAAGAACGGACTATAAGAAAATTATCTTTTCAACAGTTAATGATTATATTGCCATTATGCCTGATGGTTATGTGAAGAAGAAGGGTGACTTTCTAACAGACTTTGAACTACATAAGAACAAGTCTGCAAGAGTGGTGCCTATAGCTTTAGAGCAATACTATGTAAATGGTACACCTGTCAAGGATACTATTATAAATCATAAGAACCTCTATGACTTCTGTATCAGAAAGAAAGCTTCTAAAGACTTTCACTATGAGGGTGTAGATAAGGACAATGTAATTACAAAGTATAACAAGCTCATCAGATATTACGTAGGTAACAATGGTGAGAAGGTTTACAAAGTGAAGAACAAAGACTCTCAAAGTAAAGCTGCTAAGAGAAGTCAAGTGGAAGCTGGTGAGTGGAAGTGTTATGTATGTAACACTCTACCACCTAATTCACCTGTTGATAATGTAAATTACAACTATTATATTGATAAAGCTGAGAGCATGATAGCCAAAATACTGACTAATGGTAAACGTAAGAGAACAATTGTAATACCTAATCAGTTAAATCTATTTGGATAAATATGAAAAGAAGAGCAAAAGTAAATAGAGGTAATATAATGAGGCATCTTATTGAATATCAGCTTGACATAGTGAACAAGAGACTGGTAGATACACTTGATGATGATAAGTGGTATTTCAACTGGACTATGACATCAGAACAGCATGAAGAATTCAAGAGATATGCTATAAGAACATTAAAGAAGGTGTTTAAGTTTAACACCAATAAAGCAAAAGAAACGTTCCAATGGTTCCATGAACACTTTGGACTAAGAATTAAAAATTAACAATTAAATTTTAAATTATGAACAACGAAGTATTATTATTTACAATTGTAGCTTTGCTACTAGGATTATGTTACACAGTATATGCTGTCTTCTTTGATAGTGAAGAACTGCCAGAAGAACCACCAAAAAGAGCACGCAAAAAAGGTAAGTTTGTTGCTGATGACCCATCTACACCTAATGTAAATGAAGCATGGGAAGGTGGAGTAGCACCTAAACGTAAGAGAGGTAGACCAAAAGGGAGCAAAAACAAACCTAAAACCAAGAAGTAATGAGCAAGTTAATCAATGAAGACTGGGAGCACGCAGCTTATGCTAATGATAAGATGTATGAAGGAGAGCGAAATTATAGAATGGAGCTCGAATGGCAAGAGTGGGAACATGAACAGCAGAAGAAAAGTAAGCAACCAGCAGTTATAATCGTAGAAAAACCAATAAAAGATGAGAATGCACATAACTCCTCAAGTGTTCAAAGAACTCATCAAAAAGGGTTATAACCTCGATCTAATATATTTACTAAAGCTAGTCGAAGAGCGCTATGACATACAACCTCTGTATCAGGAGAGTATGAAGATTGGTGCTCTTTATGACGGCTTAATTAGAAAAGGACTTATAACCAAAGATGAAGAGAAACTAACAACTGTAGGTAAGGATTTACTTAAGTTTGTAGATGACAAGAGTAGCACTAAAATAATAAAACGAAAACCAGTAACAACAGACTTTGAGGAGTGGTGGAAGAACTATCCACCTACAGATTCTTTTACTAACAATGGTAAGACGTTCAAAGGAACTAGATCATTACGTAGAGGTAAAGAAGAATGTAGAAGGAAGTTTAAGGCAATAATAGAGGAGGGAGAATACACTGCACAACAGCTAATAGATGCTCTTAAGTATGAGGTTAACCAAAAGGTGGAACGCTCAATGCGAGAGAGAAAGAATATAATGAGCTTTATGCAAGGTTCTATTCCCTATTTGAATCAACGTACATTTGAAAGCTTTATAGAGCTCTTAGAGCAGAATAAAGACAATAATGTACAAGACACTTCACCATCTGGAGGTCCTGTAGACATATAAATTATGGAAAATACAATAGAATTTAATAATTGGATGAGAAAGATCAAGAATCAATATTACTCAGATAATAGACAGATGAATGATGCTTTTGAAAAACTAAAAAGAATAGCAAACGATAAAAATTATAGACATGAAGATAATATTTAGCATAATACTATGGATAGTAGTAGCAAGATTGATGTTATGGTTAGGTGAGTTTATCTGGCCAGAAGATAACGGTGATGATGACTTTCACAACTTAAGATATTAATATGAGTTATAAACCACTACCTGAGTCTTTAACTATCAAAGAATCTAAAGTACACGGATTAGGTCTGTTTGCTAAACAAGATATAGTTAAGGGTATAACCTTAGGAATATCACATGTGTATAATGAAGACTTTGAAAATAATTACATAAGGACACCACTTGGAGGCTTTATAAATCATAGTGATAACGCTAACGCAAAGCTATTAAAAGTAAATAATAATTTACTTTTGACGACTAAACGTTTTATACAAAAAGGAGAAGAGATCTTCACAACTTATAATCTATATAAAATAAAAGATGGGATTTAAACTATTAAAAGAAGAGGTACAGAAAGGTATTGAAGGACGCAGTGGTGGTATACCTATGGGTTTTGATAGACTCAACAGATATATAGGCATTAGAAAGTCTATGTACTATCTTGTTGGTGGTCTAACAGGCTCAGGTAAGACTAGCTTTATTGATGATGCATTTGTTCTTAATCCTGTAGATTGGGCTCTATCTGAAGAGGGTAGGGCCTCAGGTATTAAGGTGAGAGTATGGTATAGATCTATGGAGCGTAGTAGAACATACAAGTTTGCTAAATGGACAGCACGTAAGATATTTTTAGATCAGGGTATAATAATACCTGTTAACAAACTATTGGGCTGGACAGACAGAATGAACAAAGATGAACATGACTTATTCTTGATGTATGAAGACTACATGAATGAGTTATCAGAGCTTGTAACTATCATTGATGGTCCTGAGAACCCTGTAGGTATTGCTAAAGAGCTCAAAGCATATGCATTAGAGCGTGGTGAGATTGTTCAGGAAGATGAATATAACAAGAGATATGTTCCAAACAACCCTAATGAGATAACTCTTGTAGTGTTGGATCATATTGGTTTGCTTAAGACAACTAGAGACCAACCAAACAAGAAGGCAGCTATTGATAAGATGAGTGATGAGCTCAGGTATGCACGTGACTTTTATGGTCATAGTCCTGTTGTAGTTAGTCAGTTTAACAGATCTATATCTAATCCCATCAGGATAAAGAATGGTGATGTTGAACCACAGCTAGAGGATTTTGCAGACAGCTCAAGCACACAGAACGATAGTGATATTGTTATGGCTCTATTTGATCCTATGAGATACAATGTAGAAGACCCATCAGGATACAACCTCAACAAACTAAGAGATGAGTATGGTGGTAAGTATTTTAGAAGCTTACGCCTTATCAAGAACTCTTATGGTGAGGATGATATCAGAATTGGTCTTGCATTTCTTGGTCAGATTGGTATGTTCAAGGAACTACCTAGACGTAAGAACATCAAAGATAGTGACTATGAATCAGTTGTTAACAAATCATTCTTTATATCATGACATTAAGAGATAAACGACAAGCAGAATTTGCTAATGTATGGTGGAATCATGGAAAGTTTGGTATCCTCAATCTATGTCCCAGGTTTGGTAAGATAAGAACTACAATAAACATCTTGAAGAAGATGAAATCTGATTGTAGTGTTCTTATTGCCTATCCTGATAACAAGATTAAACAGTCTTGGATAGAGGACTTTGAGGAGATGAACTATGAAAATGATAACATCACATATACAACACATCTATCTATACATAAACATACAGGAACAGAGTTTGACATAGTGGTAATTGATGAGATACATCTACTGAGTGAAGCACAAATAGGTGCATGTGTAGACTTATTCTCTATCAATGATAACATACTTGGATTAACAGGTACACTATCTAAATGGACAAAGCGTACACTTAGTGAAGACCTAGGACTTCAAGTGGTTGCTGAGTATCCTATAGAGAAAGCTATTGAAGAAGGTGTCATAGTTGACTACCAGATAACCGTGATTAAGGTGCCACTAGATAACACTGTTCGCAATGAATATGGAAAGAAGAAAATTAAGAAGACAGAGTTGCAACAGTTTAGATATCTAAGTGCCACTATAAACAAAATGATGTACAGTGGTGGAAACACTATGTTCATGAGGCTAGCAAGAATGCGTCTCATCCAAAGTAGTTTAGCTAAGCTAAATAAAACCAAACAGCTGCTACAGCACTATAAGGATGAGCGTGTTCTTGTATTTTGTGGAACTACAAAGATATCTGATAGCTTAGGTATACCATCACATCACAGTAAATCTAAAGACAAAGAAGCGTTTAAAAGATTTGCTGAAGGAGAGGGTACACATATGGCTGTTGTGAAGATTGGTAATACAGGAATCACATACAAACCACTAAACAAGGTGATTATAAACTACTTTGATAGTAATGCAGAAAACCTTGCACAGAAGATTAATAGATGTATGGCTATGGAATACAACACTCCTAACAAGAAAGCAGACATATATATCATATCTTCTAATGAACAAGTTGAAGAAAAATGGCTTAACAAAGCATTAGAATTCTTTGACAAAAAGAAGATTATATTCATATAATTTCGTATATTTGTAAGACTATAATAATAACTACATAATAAATAAAAAAGAAAACGAATGAGTTCAAAATTGATTGGAGTTGTTGGTGAAACTGGGACAGGTAAATCAACAGCAATTAAACATTTAGATCCAAAAGAAACGTACATTATCAACGTTGCAAAGAAAGAGCTACCTTTTAAAGGGTCAGGTAAACTTTACAACGCAGATAATAAAAACTACAAAGAGGTAGATGATCCTACAGAGATTACAAGACTTCTTAAAACACTCTCTGAAAAAGCACCACACATTAAGAATGTGGTAATTGAAGACAGTAACTATCTTATGGGATTCCGTATGGTAGAGAAAGCTACAGAGACAGGCTTTATGAAGTTTAGTGTAATGGCTAAAGACATGGTAGACATGTTTAGAACAGCAAGAGCACTACGTGATGATTTGTGTATATTCTACTTCTCTCATCCAGAAACTATAGAAGATGCTGGTGAGATAATTGGATACAAGATTAAAACTGCAGGTAAGCTTATTGATAATCAAGTGTTATTAGAAGGACTACTAACAGTGTGTTTATATACACATGTAGAAGAAACAAAGGATGGAGCACAGTATTATTTCTTAACTAATCGTTTTAGAAAGAAACCTGCTAAAAGTCCAGCTGGGATGTTTGAGGAAACTAAAATACCTAATGACCTACAGCTAGTAAAAGACAAAGTAATAGAATACTATAATTAATAATTAAATTTTAAATCTATGAGTACAATTGGAGGAGTAAAAAGAGAATCCACTAACAATGAAAACACCAACTACCCAAAGAAAGTTGGTTTATTTGAGGCTAATATTGTAGCCATTAACCCAACAATAGAAGAATACAACACAGTGCTTGGTATGGAGCTTAATCCAGACAGTAAAGTTACAGAGTATCTTGGAACAACAAAAGATGGCAATACATATCTTCGTGTAGATGTATGGTTGCAGGACATCAAGAGTCAAGATAACTTCAAGGTGAGTTTCTTCTTGGAAGACAGAGAAAGAGAAAACCGTGATGGAACTAAAAAACAATATATTAATAGTGTAGGTATGACAGCATGGGCTGCTGATGAGAATGACCTATGGGATTGGTTTACTAATGGACGTGACTATCGTGTTGCATACATTGGTGAAGAAGACTTATATGACTTCATTCGTACTTGGTTGTCTAAGTTAGACTATCGTCATTCAGATACAGTGTTACAGCTGGACTGGAAGAAACTAATGCGTGGTAATATCAGTGACCTTAAGAATGAGGTTGGTGGTGAATGGGGATCCACTGTTGTAGCTCTTGCAACTGTTGTTGTTAAAGAGAAAGATGGTGAGACCAAAGAGTACCAAGGCATCTATAACAAAGGTTTCTTGTCTGGATATGCTATGAAGCAATTCAGATTGGTAGACTATACAGACCAACGTACACTAAGTAGCCTTAGATCTAGAAAACCACGTGAACTTAAGCCACATGAGAAATTTGTAGTGCAAGTTACTGGTGAGTATGGATGTAAAGACTATTACATACTAAAAGAAATTGAAGAATACAATCCTGGAGATAATCTAGTAGCCTCTGATAGTTATATATCAGATGATGGTTCAGATTATTAGGATTGTTAGTTTGTTTTTTTCATAATCTAAAGGTCCTCTTTGTATACATTGAGGGCCTTTATTATTTATAAAACTATGATAGGAGGAGTAAAGAAAATAAATATATCGGCAGAAGCTATTCTGTCAAAGATTTCAGAGTATGACATATTCAGGTTTTATATGCCCAGTGATGATTGGAAACTAGGACAAGCAACATATTCACCATTTAGGAATGAGAGAAATCCTTCGTTCTTAATAGGTGTTAGAGGTGACACAATCAGGTTTATTGACTTTGGTGACACTAGTAATAGTGGTAACTGTTTTGAGTTTGTAAAACTACTCTATAACATACCTACGTTCAGAGAGGTGCTAGAGAAAATAGATGCTGATTTCAATTTAGGTATAGGATCTGGTAGTAATACTAATGAATATAAGAAGATAACTAAGAAATACAAGCAGCCAGAAGTAGTTGCTAAAGATTATTCTTTCATTCAGGTGAAGACTAGAAACTTTACACACGAGGAGCTTGCATATTGGAATACATACTATCAAGACATAGAGGATCTAAAAGCTAATAATGTATTCTCTGTTGCTGAGGTGTATCTAAACAAGAAGCGAATTATACTACCTGATAACGAACTTAGATTTGGTTATCTCTATGATGGACATTGGAAGATTTATAGACCATTCTCTGATAGAAGATGGAAATGGATGCCTAACAATGTACCCATTACAGCTATGGATGGAAAAGATGACATCACAGATTGTGATGTAGCATTCATCAACAAGAGTAAGAAAGATTATATGGTGATGAAGAAACTCTATCCGTGTTGCTGTGCTGTCCAGAATGAGGGTATGGGCTGTTTCTCTGATGAGAACGTGCAATATCTACTGGACAACTCTAGAAGACAGATACTATCATTTGATAGTGATGATACAGGGGTATCAAACAGTAAAAAGATAACTGAGATGTTTGGTTTTGACTATTGTAATGTTCCCAGAAAGTTCCTTAAAGAAGGAATCAAAGATTGGGCAGACCTTGCAAAGATTCACGGACTCAAAGTGATTGAAGAATATTTAATAAATAAAAACATAATATAATAAAAATGGAAGCAAGAATCAAAAACAGTGCACAAGCTAAAAATCTATTGTTAAGTGCACCAGTACCCAAGGAAACAACAACCTACAAACCTGTAAGCCATAGAGAGCTTATAGACTTAACTCTTGAGAGTATATACCAGTCAGGATATACATTAGAGAGTCAAAGTTATTCTACAGCAAGAGATGGTAATGTAGCTAATGGTAGATATACAATAGCCAATGTTGCTGATAGTGAAATGAAATTACAAATAGGTTGGCAGAACAGCTATGATAAGAGGTTAGCTCTTAAGTTTGCTCTTGGTACATCAATCATCATTTGTTCTAATGGTATGGTGAAAGGTGATCACGGAGCTTTTAGAAAGAAGCATCAAGGAGATATACAAACCTTTACACCAGCAGCTATATCAGAATACATTAAAGGTGGTGGTGATGCTTTTCAAGACCTGCAGAAAGATCGTGATGCATTAAAGCAATACGAAGCTACAGAACAAACTCAAGCAGAACTGTTAGGTAGATTGTTTCTTCAGGAAGAAATCATTACATCTAAACAGCTAAACATAGTTAAGAGAGAACTTAGAAATCCAACTCATGACTATGGTGCACAGGGAAGCATGTGGGAACTGTATAATCACGTTACATTTGCATTGAAAGAGGCACATCCATCAGACTGGATGCAAGATCACATAGACACTCATAACTTCTTTACAGGACATGTTGGTTCTTTAAACGAGAATGTGAAAGCAGATGCAGATATGTTTGCAGCTCTACTTAGTAATCAATTAAGTATGTTTTAATCATGAAAGCAAAAGATTATGTAAACAATCTTGTAGAGATGTTGAAAAAAGATCCTCAAATAGGTGAATTAGAAGTAATCTATTCTCAGGATGACGAAGGTAACTCTTACCAGAAGGTAAATTTTCATGCGTGTCTTTTAAAAACAAAAGGACTGAAGAATCAGTACATTGATGTAGAGATACAGATTGATCAAGATAAGATAGACAAAGAAACAACAGCATTATGTATTAACTAATATGAGAAAGTTTAAATATGAATACTATTGTAATGATTGTGGTGATGACTTTGTTAGTGAAAAGAAAGAGACATTGTGTACGCAGTGTCTGTCATCTAACATAAAGAACACAGCAATTACACAATGGGAAGAAAAAGAATAGTTTATGAACTGGAATAATTTTAAAGAACACTTCCACCCATCGTGGCATGATAAAATGAAACCATTTATAGAAAGCAATGAATGTGATGATATATATGCATTCTTGAAGAAAGAGAGTAAGAGGGGCAAAGAAATTGCTCCTCTGTCATCTCATGTCTATAGATGTTTCAAAGAGACACCACTGGATGAAGTGAAGGCAGTGATTGTGGGCATGTGTCCCTATCACACATTTAAGAATGGATTACCTGTAGCAGATGGTTTGCTTATGGGTTGTTCTGTAACAGGATATACACAACCATCACTTAAGAACTTCTATGGAGCTCTTGAGAATGAGTTTCACAGAGGACTCAATTTAAGTTATGATGCATCACCTGACGTGTCTTACTTAGCACAACAGGGAATACTTATGCTTAACGTAGCACTCACCACTGAGAAGAACAAGGCTGGTAGTCACATAGATGTATGGGAACCTTTTACAAAGTATTTGTTTGAAGAGGTTCTTAATCCACTAGGTGTACCATATGTCTTTCTTGGTAAGGACGCAGGTAGTTATAAGAAGTATACAGGCATCTTTGCTCACACATTTATTGTTAGCCATCCAGCTAGTGCTTCATATAAGGGTATAGACTGGGACTCAGAAGGTGTGTTTACAAAAGTGGATACATTAATTTATGAAAACAACGGATTTAGCATCAACTGGTTAAAAGATGCAGAAGATCCATTTTAAAAACAGAAACAATGATAAGAGGAACATTAACACAAGATCCTGGTATATTAGAACCAGGAGATGAAATCATTACTAACGCAGGCTCAGAGATGAGATGTTATGTGGTGGAAGAAATTCCACGAGTTAGTAAAAAGGCAAAGTGGTACAATGGTACAACAAGATACATAGCTGTAAAGTGTAGAGCTGCTATAACAGAAAAGACAGTTTCAGGTGTAAACACTTGGACTAATAAACCCTGGACTAATACTTATAAAACGTATGAGTTCAGAGTGCCTAATCAAGATGATCCAATAGTGAAAGTGGATCTAAATTTTAAACAAATATATATAATTAATAAATTTAACAATGGATAACACAGTAAACAGACCGATTAAACAAGAAGATCTCCAAGTGGGAGATGAAGTGATTGTACGAGGTGTAGACCTCAACTACATGCAAATTGTAAGACCTCCAAAACAAAAACAATACAAAGATTATCAAGGAAATCCTTATACAGGATGGACAGCAGCTGTATGTAATAGAATCAACAGTAAGTTTGATAAGAAATGGGATACAGATGATAAGGATAATGTAAGATTTGACTTTGAATATAAGTCAATCTGGCTAGTAAAACGAATAGGAATAAATAAATAGGAACATTATGACAATTAAAACAAAATTTAACATGAAAGATAAGGTTTGGATTATGCAGAATAATAGACCAACAGAAAAAGAAGTATCATACATACGTGTAAAGGTAGGATATGATACCATTAATATTTATTACAAGTTTGGTGTTACAGACAATTTAGAGGTTAATGAGCATCATCTATATGAAACAAAAGAACATTTAATAAATTCACTATAATAAATAAAAACAAAACAGAAATGAGATTAGAAAATCAAAAACAATCAAACGTCCTAGCAACAGGACCAGCTAACAAGAGCATAGGAATGTCCCTAGACTTAGATTCTGCACAGGTATTGATGCAGATGTTAAGTAAAAATCTGTATTCAGATGCAATAGGCTCTGCAGTTAGAGAGTGTGCCAGTAATGCACTGGACAGTCATAGAAGAGCAGGAGTTAATAAACCTATTGTGGTGTCTCTTGTGAGAAATGACAGTAACAATTATGAATTCTCTGTTGAGGATTTTGGTATTGGTTTAGACGCAGATGATGTAGAGAAAATCATCAGTAAGTATGGTAAGTCTACTAAACGTGATAGTGATACAGAGCTTGGTATGATGGGTCTTGGTTTCAAGGCCCCTCTAGCTTATGCTAGCAGCTTCTATTTTACATGTAGAAAAGATGGTGTTGAGCGTAAGTACATGATGTATGAGGGTGAAGAAACTAATACTATTGACTTGATATATGAAAAACCAACAATGGAAGACAATGGTGTTAAGGTGATCATACCTATCAAGTGGGGCGACCGTTGGGACTTTGTAAATAAGATAAGAGAACAGCTTGCTTATTTTGAGCATGTGTATTTCAATGTGGATGACATAGATAATAACTTTGTGATTCACAGATCTAATCTGTTTCAGTTCTCTGAACTATCTTCTGATAGCTATCTACATGTATGTCTTGATGATGTATACTATCCACTAGACTTCAAGAAGCTTGATATAGATAAGATACAAATACCTGTAGGTCTGAGACTTAGTTTGACAGATGGTGTGTTTCCTACACCAAACCGTGAGGCTCTTAGATATACACCTGAAGCAAAGAAAGCTATTCTAGAAAAGATACATCGCTTTGCTAATGTAATGACACAACGGTATAATCAATCAGTCACTGTAAATAGTGATGTGTATGCTGTACTGAAGTATTACACAAGCAACAGTAGATATATCAATATGTTTGGTAAGCAGTTTGACTACAATCAACTTGCTGCATTTGCTACAGCTAGAATTGCTACACCTAAGATACCTGGTGTAGATACATTGGAATTACATACGTTACAAGGATATGCATTTGGTGCATTACTTAAGAACTACAGACGTTCTTACAAGTATGAGAATGGTAGAATGTATGAGATAAAATATGATACACATAGTTGGTCATCACGTGTTGATTGGGATGATCCTAAAAAGAGACATTATTTACTTAATGGTGATATGCGAGGCAATAAGAAAGCCTATCTAAGAGAGCTCGCAGAAAATCATACAGATAGATGTGTATATTTTATTAAGGAGAAAGCTAAGCATAAGCAAATGACGTTAAATGGATCTCAAGGATACAAAGAGATTCTAAAGCTTAACAACTATCCTAAGGACCAATGGAGAACTGTAATCAAAGAGTGGAAGCACATTGAAAGTCTTCTACTTGCTGATCTTGTTGATGCTGATGTTATTGAAGTGCCTCAAGACTGGTTAGATGCTAGAAAGAATAGCAAGGTGGCTAAGATGAAAGCAACTAAAGCTGCTAAAGGTGCAAAGCTTGAAGGTGATTTCAATTGTAAGAAAGCTGAAAGTCTTCTTAGATATAACAATGGTAGAAACTGTAAGTTTGTTGCTGGTCGTCTTAATGTTCAAACAATAGAAGAGGGTAACACTCTTTATGTTTATACACATCACGATGACTTTGTGAAGCTTGATAAGATGTATGAGGATACCAAAAAGATGGGTATTGAATATATTACACTATCTCAACGTGAGCTTGATGTTATAGAAGATTCAGGAGAGACAGTGGACAATCTAGTATCTTATGATGATTTTGTAAAAGGTCATGAGAAGTTTGTTCAGATAGTTACATCTGTACGCATCCACAGATTCGTTAATAAGTATAGTGATGTGTTTGATAAGCTAAGCTACATTAATACAGTGTATTCTGAACTTGCAACTGATCTAAAGAATCTCAAAGATTATCGAGCACTCTACCTATATCCTACTAAGTATAGTAGTTTTGGAGATCTTGATGATTTGATGAAGATAGCTGAAGAGAACAACTTGTTTGATGATACATATTATCAACTACAAGAGAAGGTGCACCAACTATTAAAGACTCACTATTATTTCAATAGCATTGCAAAGGTGATGACTTATGCTCATCACTCTGGTGAACTTCTAGATTGCATGGCACAACTAATGACTTGTAATGGATTAACTGTAAATACAGATTATAAGTATAATTATTTAAAAAAAGCATTAAAAGATGCTGAAACAGAGTAGATTATATGTGGGAGATTGTTTGACAGTCTCCCATATTTTTCGTATATTAATAAATAAAAACAATCAAAAACATGAGTAAATTTTTAAGTTTAGAATGGTTTAAAAACAAAGTGGACCATTCAGTAGAGAAGGTAATTGAGAAGAAACTTGATGCCTTAATGAATGAACAAGATGAAGCTGCTGAACAGCCTTATCAAAGCGCTAAGTTAGTTAACGATGTGCTAACTATTGTAATGAACGATGGTTCTGTAATTACCAAGATGGATGCTACAGAAGATCACTATGCGGCTGTACAGGTAGCAAAGAATGTAGCAGACTTGTATTCTATTGTTAGTGACCCTAGTGTTGTTAGTGAGAAGATTGAAGAAGAGAAGAAACTTGCAAGACTTAAAGCTCTTCGTGAGGGAATATCTGTTCTGAAAGAGAGTGGTGAGTTTACAATTGATGGAGATAGTGTATACTTCAAAGGTATATCTAGATCTCTACCACAATTACTAGTTGAAGAACTTATTGATGCTGTAGCAGATGCTAAGTCTTTGAATATTCCACTAAATGAGCATGAAGAGTATACATCTCTTAAACGTTTCTTTATGTGGTGTGCACTTAATCCAAGAGCTGAGGTGGCACATGAGCTATACAGATTCTTGAAAGAGAACAGCTTCCGTATCACTAAGCAAGGATTCTTTGTAGCACTACGTAATGTTGTTACACTACATGGAAGTCCAGAGCTTGTACACTTCATCTCTAATACGTACAACAAGGTGAAAGCTGTTTGGAAGAAGAGTCCAGATGACTACACTGTGTTCCTAGAGAATGGTGAGTACAAACTTGTACACAATGATAGTCTGTTCCGTGAGGAAACACACACCAGTACAACTTGTAAAGACTGTTATGGTGAAGGTGGATATTATGATGATGGTGATTATTATGAGGATGAAGATGAGTGGAATGAAGGAGATTGGATAGATTGTGAAACATGTGATGGATCAGGTGAAGTGGAAGAGTATGAGTATACAACAAGTGTTAAGGTAGATCATGGAGAAGAGATAGGTAAACTTACAGCTCTATATCTAGACCTACCTAACAGACATGAGAATCGCTTCACAGATGATTGGACTAAAACATTTGACATACGTGTAGGTAAGGTGGTTAACATGCCTAAGGAAAGTTGTAACTGGTCAACACAAGATTGTGCTGCAGCTGGTTTACATTTTACTTCTGACCAGATACACTATGTAGGATGTGGTGATCAGTCTGTACTTGTTCTTATCAATCCAATGAAGGTAGTTGGTATTGGTACACATAAAGGTAGATGTTATGAATATTTACCAATTATGACTGTACCAAGAGAAGAAGCTACAAGTATTCTTCATGATAATCAGTTTGATACACTACAACTTGATGAGGAGTATGCAATCCGTGAGCTTGAAAACCTTGAGATTAAGGTGCAAGAAGGGTTTGTATCAGAAACTTCTAAATATGAATTCAATTTACCAAATGTTAGCAGTTCTGACATACGTAATATTGTAGGAAGCTTAGAAGACATGAAGGCTGAGATACGAGATAGAGTTGTATCTTTAGATTAATTAATTGGGGGATAGCATTTATTTCGTATATTTGCTATTCCCCTTTAATTTAAACTTATATGGCAAAAAAATCAACAAGAAAACCTAGAGTGGCTAGGACTAGAAATGCTGGAACAATGACAGAATCAGCTTTCTGGTCTATGATAAGAAGTGCACTTAGGCAAAAGAGTAGATGGTGGAAACCAGTTTCTAAATGTAAAGAGCTTGCAAAGAGAGCATACAAAGGAAACAACAAAAGACAAAGATGGGAATATCAATGTAACAAATGTAAAGGATGGTTTAAGAGTGATCAGGTTAACGTTGATCACATAGAACCAGCTGGTAGCTTAAATTGTGCACAAGATCTTCCTGCATTTGTAGAAACTTTGTTTTGTGAAGTGGATAATCTACAAGTGTTGTGTAAGACATGTCATGATGAGAAAACAGATTTAGAACGAAAACTAAAACAATTCAAGAAATAATGGAAAGAGAATTATTGAGGAGACTTACTCAACCAGAGCACTACGACTCTTCAACAAACATAGATGTTATAGACATATGTCACATGTATGATATATCATTTTCTCGTGGTAACATATTGAAGTATGTTATCAGAGCAGGTAAGAAGAATGATGAGTTGAAAGATTTATACAAAGCTCTAGACTATTTACAAAGAGAAATACAATTTATTAAAAACCACACAGAATGATTCAAGGACAGACAAACACAGAAGCGAACTATAGGGCTGTCATGTTAGACAGCTCTAGTTCTTTAAAAGACTTTTCACTTGATAGAAAGAAGTATTATAGAAAATATGTACTTAATGAACCTATTAATGAAAAGGAAACTGCAGCTGCTAATATGGGCAGACTAGTAGAAACTCTCTTATGGGAACCACACCTATTTGAAGATAAATTTATGATGTCAAGTTGTGCATGTACACCAACAGGACTTATGCTTGAGTTTGTAGAAGCATTATATCGTGTCACTAGAGATGCTACAGATGAAGATGGTAATGTATCCAGAGACTTCGAAAGCCTATCTAGAGAAGCATATGATATATCTTCTTTCAAGATAAAGTATGAGGCTGTTATCAAGAAGTTTGTAGGCACTGATGCAGAGCTCTACTATCATGAGATTAGAAAAGTGAGAACTAACAACCTCACTGTAGTGAATAGTTTAGAAATCACTATGGCTGAAAAGATAGTTGAAACACTTAAGAGCAGCTCTGTTACATCTTCTATAGTTAATCTAGTGAACAGTAGTAGATACACTACGTATGATCAGCTACAAGTTGAAAACTATATAGTGGATGGTCATGCTTTTAAATCTATGATGGACTGGGTAGTGGTAGATCATGATGCACAAACTGTACAAGTGTATGATTTGAAGTGCACATGGAATGTAGAGAACTTCTTTGAGGAATACTATTTGTACAGAAGAGCGTACATCCAGGCGTACCTTTATAAGAAAGCTGCACAACATATAGCCAGTGATGAAGATCATGAGTTCTATCAATATGAAGTGCTCAATCCTAAATTCATTGTCTGTGATAGTGCAAACTATTATAGTCCACTAGTGTATACATTGTCTGATGAAGACATGCGTGATGCTTACCTTGGTTTTGACTACAAGGGTAGAAATTACCCTGGTGTGAAGAACCTAATCAGTGGTCTTAAATGGGCAGTGGAAAATAACTTATGGGATGTTAGTCAAGAGAACTTTGAGACTAATGGAATCGTTAACTTGCGTAATAGATAATAATGACAATAAAAAAGACAATAACCAGTATATTTATGGTGCCTTCTCTAAAGGTTCCAAAGAACGCATTGAAAGAAAATGGGTTTATAAATGGTTATGTCGAAGATGCAGAAAGAGATTTTCAGTACCCAGGTGCTGTCTATCTCTTGTTTCTGCCAGAAGACATAATTAAATTTAGAGAGTTTCTTGATGAAGAGTATGAACGTACAGAACAAATCATCGAGGATTATGATTATGAAGGTGGTTTTGTCGTTGTTGTATATAAATTAGATCCTAAATGGAATAAAGACTTCAGTCTTGTAAGACAAGGTAGTTATTCCAAAACTTCTAGTAGCTTTCAGAAACTATTTCCGAAGGTTATAAAGATAAAGAAGAATGGATTACACAGAGATGAGATATCTCTTCAATATAGAATCTTTAATAAGACAGAAGACATGGTGGAGTATTGGGAAAATAAGATAGGAATTGATTGGGATGATGATTTTGAAGTGTGGGATGGATATGACAAGGATAAAGAAATACTTCATATTAACGATATAAAAGAAAATGCTAAACTAGTAAAACAATAATTATGGATGCAGAAAAATTGATAGCTGATAACCCTTTAACAAAGGAGCAGCTAAAAGAATGGTTTCTAAACAAGCTGATGGAATCTGTAGAAGACTTTGATAGGGATGATGCCTTCAAAGAATTTATGATAAAGTCAGGTATAACAGATGACCAGATAGTAACAGTGTTTAAAGAGGGTGGTAGAGCTGCCTTAGATATGTTTGATGAGAAAGAAATAGTCATCAATGTAAAACACAATTGGAAGACTAAGAAGTTTTCTTATTATATAAATGATGAGAAAGAAAGTGGCAGCTACAGCACAAGAAAAGAAGCAGAAGCTAGCGCACTATCTCAAGCTGTTAAAATGCTTGAGGAGAAGTTAACTGAGGAATTAACTCAAAACGAGGAGACAAATGACAACCCAGAAGATTAAAGAACTTGTAGAAGACTATTATAATGTAAACTTATCAGAGAAAACTAGAAGAAGACACGTAGTGAACTTTAGGTTTCTATACTATCATTTAGCATACAATCATGCATCTGATGGATATAGCTTAGATGCAATTGGTAAAACCTTAGGTGGTTTTGATCATGCTACAGTGTTGTATGGTATTAAACAGTATAAAGATTTATACGAGTTTGATAAACGTTTTAGAGAGATGGTAAACCCATTTCTTAACGAGCTAGAACAAGAAATGGAAGTTAACACTGCAGAAAATACAAGAAGCTTAAGAAGACAAGTTAAACGTATGAAGAATAAAATCATTCAGATGGAGAAACAACTTGAAGAAATCTTCTAAATTTTACAAATAATTATGAGATCAATTGGAAAAATTATACTAGATTTGCTTGCCGATAATCACATCTCAGCTGACGAAGCTGAATTACTTATCACCAAGCTTTCAGAAACAACACCAAAATCCTTAGGTTTTCAGCCCAAGCGGACTGATAATTCCTATTGGGTAAGGACAACAACTATGGACTATGAGAACTGCTAAACAATTTAATGAAACACACGAGTTAGTGTTAGACGGAGAAGGACTGCAGATTGATGTTCCTTCAGTTGTTCAGTTTTTAAATCAAGTGTTTAATGATTTGCTAAAGATAGAGGGATTTAGGTATACAGAGATATCAACTATTCGTGGTATACCTAGAGTGGACACAAACCTCACGGACATCTTACCATTTGTTGGTAGAATCATTCATCAAGAGTTAGAAGAAAAGATCAGCCTTATGCTCAAAGTAGAGTTTGAGGTGGAACAGAGACTCTTGTCTATAAATTTAGATAAACACGGTAAACCTATAACAACATGAACAACAACATTTTTATGCCAAGGGTAAATATTCTCCCATATGAATATCCACAATTACTAGAGTACAAAGATGCTATCAGACACTCGTATTGGATTGATACAGAGTTTAACTTCACTGAAGATATACAAGACTTCAAGGTGACACTTAGTAACCAGGAGCGTGATGTTATCAAGAAAACTATGCTTGCAATAGCACAAATTGAGGTGAATGTAAAAACCTTCTGGGGTGATTTGTACAAACGTATGCCTATTACAGAGATAGGTGATGTGGGATTTACATTTGCTGAATCAGAAGTACGACATAAAGATGCATATGCCAGACTATTAAGAATACTAGGACTTGAAAAAGAGTTCCAGAACGTGGTTGAAGTGCCTGCCATAGAAGGTAGAATTAAGTATTTGAAAAAGTACTTAGATGGTACAAGATCACGAGATGATAAAATGTATACTAAGTCTGTGCTGTTGTTCTCATTGTTTATAGAGCACGTAAGTTTGTTTAGTCAATTCTTGATTATGATGAGCTTCAACAAAGAAAAGAATGTCCTGAAGGGGATATCTAATGTTGTTGAGGCTACAAGTAAGGAAGAAGAGATTCATGGAAACTTTGGAGCAGAACTTATCAACATCATTAAGAAGGAGAATCCAGAATGGTTTGATGAAGAGTTTAACAATCTTATCTACTCAGCATGTAAGAAAGCTTATAGCGCTGAATGTGGTATATTAGATTGGATCTTTGAGAAGGGAGAACTTGATTTTCTACCTAAAGAAACAATTGAACACTTCATTATGAACCGTTTCAATAACTCTCTTAAGAGAATTGGTATGGATCCATTGTTTGATGTTAACACTGAACTATTAACATCAACAAAATGGTTTGATATAGAAATCACAGCTACAAAAGAGGGAGACTTCTTTTACAAAAAGCAAGTGGATTATAATAAAAAGAGTAAGAGTATAACTGTAGACGATTTATTTTAAGATGGAATATAAGAGATATTACTGGCTTAACGAAGACAGTAGAACATTCTTGTCCAGGGGATACATAGATGAATCTCCTGAACAACGAATAAGAGATATAGCAAACATTGCTGAGAAGTATTTAGCAATAAAAGACTTTGCATGTAAGTTTGAAGACTATATGGCAAAGGGATATTATTCACTATCTACACCTGTATGGATTAACTTTGGTAAAGCAAAGGGACTTCCTATCAGTTGTTATGGATCTAATGTAGATGATACACTAGATAGCATATTAAATGCAGGCCGTGAGATAGGTATGATGTCTAAGTATGGTGGTGGTACAAGTGCCTACCTAGGTAACATTAGACCAAGAGGAACTGCTATCAGTACTGGTGGACAAGCTGATGGACCTATTCACTATGCTAGAATGTATGACACTGTAGTAGATGTATGTAAACAATCTGCTGCTAGACGTGGTGCATGTGCTGTATATTTACCAGTAGAACATGCAGACATAGAAGAGTTTCTAGATATTGGTACAGAGGGGAATCCTATTCAGAATCTACAATATGGTGTTACAGTTAGTGATGCCTGGTTGAAGAGTATGAAAGCTGGTAGCAAAGAGAAGCGTAAGATATGGGCTAAGATTATTCAAAGACGTAATGAATTTGGATTCCCATACATTATGTTCTCTGACAACTCAAACAAGAATACACCATATCAGGAGCTTGGATATAAAATCACAGCTTCTAATTTGTGTAGTGAAATACAGCTGCCAACAGACAGCTTCAACAGTTTTGTATGTTGTTTAGGATCTATCAACTTGTTACACTGGGATGATATAAAAGAAACAGATGCTGTGGAAACATACGTACTGTTCTTAAATGCTGTAATGAATGAGTTTATTCAGAAAGCAGAACATCTTCCTGGTATGAGAAGAGCTTATAGATTTGCAAAAGATCACAGAGCTATTGGACTTGGTGTATTGGGATATCACTCACTATTCCAGTCTAAGCTTATAGAGTTTGAGTCTTTAAGAGCTAAACAACTTAACCACGAGATCTTCAGCACTATAAGAGAAAGAGCTGATAATGCATCTAAGTGGTTACATGACGCTAAAGGATATACATCTATTAGAGAGGGGTATGCTAACACTACACTTATGGCCATAGCACCAACTAAATCTAGTTCGTTCATTCATGGTCAGGTCAGTATGGGTATTGAACCTATAAAATCTAACTATTTCATCAAAGACTTAGCTAAGAGCAAGACAGTATATAAGAATCCTTTCTTAGAAGCTGAGCTTGAGAAGTATGAGTTAAACACTGATGAAACATGGGACTCTATTCTTAAGAAGGATGGATCCGTACAACATCTAAACTTCCCTACAAAGGAAGTTTTCAAATCATTTATAGAGATTAGTCCTAAGGAGATAGTTCTGCAGGCTGCACAAAGACAGAAGTTCATTGATCAGTCTCAAAGCTTAAACCTTATGATAGATCCTAGCGTACCAGCTAAGGATATCAATCAACTATATTTGTATGCTCACGAAGAGGGTGTTAAAACTCTCTACTATCAATTTAGCCAGAGCTCTGCACAAGCATTTGCAAGGAACATCCTTGAGTGTGCAAGCTGTGAAGGCTAATCAACTTATGTAAAAAAATGTACAAACACCACTAAATTTAGTTTGGTGGTTTGAAATACATTTTTTACATTTGGTGTGTGGGGATACAAGATTTGAATTAAATATTTCTGTTCTGTTTTTAATTGTGAAAAAAGGCCTTGGAGAAATCTAAGGCTTTTTTTTGCTTTAAAACACTATGAGATATCCACAAAATTTACTATATTTGTAAGTAACAATTAAATAATTAAGAATGGTAAAAAAACAAGAAGCAACCGTAGACAAATTCCAGGAAGCACTGGAGAAATTAAACAAACAGTATGGTAAGGGAACCGTACTAGCATTAAACAGCAAAACAGAAGGTAACTATGATGTAATCAGTACAGGATCAATTGGATTTGACTGGATTACATTAGGTGTTGGAGGTTTTGTAAAAGGTAAAATGTATGAACTCATGGGCTGGGAGGGCACAGGTAAATCTACAATATGTGGACATGCTGTAGCTAGCTGCCAGGCTAAAGGAGGAAAGGTAGTTTATATTGATGGCGAACATGCTGTTGATAAAAACTATTTTGAAGCACTAGGTGTAAATACATCAGAGATGTTAATTGCTCAACCCTCATCAGGTGAAGAAGGTTTTAACATTGCTGTAGAGATGATGCAGTCAGGAGAAGTAGATTTAGTAATCATTGATTCAGATAGTTCACTTATTCCTAAAGCTGTGTTAGATGGTGATGTTGGAGATCATGCAATTGGTAAGAAGGCAAGACTTAATAGTGGTGCCTACCCAAAGATTAAAAGCATTGCTCATGGTACAAACACATGTGTTATTGTAATCTCTCAGTATCGTGAGAAGATTGGTGTTATGTTTGGTAACCCAACAACTACACAAGGTGGTCATGCACTTAAGTTCTACTCAGATTGTAGAATAGAGGTGAGCAGATCACTTGCAAAAGATGGACAAGATATTTATGGTAACCTTACAAAGGTGAAAGCTACCAAGAATAAAATGAGTCCTCCATATCGAAAGTCTGACTTTGAGATAATATATGGTGTAGGTATTGATCGAGTGGGAGAAACATTACAACTCTTACATGAATTCAATCTAGGTCGTAAATATGGTAAGACATATACATTTGATGATGTTAAGTATGATCTAGAAGAGTTTAAAGAGATGGTGTTAGAGGATGTTGATTTCTTTGACAAACTCAAGAACAAGATTGTAAATGCTATAAAGGGTGTCGAAGAACAACCTGAGGCTGAAAAAAAAACTGAAGCCAGCATTGAGGTGATAAACTATGACAAAGCTAAAAGCATTGAAGTGGTAGAACCAGAACAACTTACACCTGATCTATTTGACATATGAAATGTATAGTGTGTGGAGCAAATTCAGAGTCTGAACACTGCTTCAAACATAAGCCTAGAAAACAACTGTCTGGCAACAGAGGATTTAAAAAGCCAACACTAGCTACTAAACCTACAGTTAGTGTTGGTAAATCCCAACCAAACAAAGACCACATATTGTTCAAACAGATATGGAACAAAAGACCACACAGGTCTGAAGTGAGTGGAACCTATCTAGGCAGAGAAGCATTGAGTGTATATTTTCATCACATACTTCCTAAAAGTAAATATCCAGAGTTTAGGAATTTAGAAGAAAATATTATACTTTTGACAGCTGATGAGCATGCTAATGTAGAGGCTGATATATATCGTTACGATGAGATTAATAAAATACGTGATTACCTTTTAAACAAATACTATGACAGAAGGTCTTGAAGTGCTAAAGTTTAGCGCAACTTGGTGCTCTCCATGCAGAACACTAGCTCAGATACTAGAAGGTGTAGAAAACATAACTGCTATAGATATTGACTCTCAACCAGAGATTGCAAGAGAACATGGCGTTAGAAGTGTTCCACTACTTCTTTTTAAAGTGAATGGAAAAGAAGTGCACAGACATGTAGGACTTCTATCTAAAGATGAATACTTAAACTTAATAACAGAAATCCATAACTCTAAAGAGTTGTGGGAAGATTAAAACCATTACATTATGAAAAACCAATTCTTTTACACACGTAAAGAGGCCATACAGGACACAGATCCTGTAGAGTACAAAGAGTACAAGGACAGTATCAATCTTAATAAGGTGATTCGTAGCGTTCAGATGAATGATGACACAATTGTTGTGTTGTTAGATGACATGCATGAGCGTACTACAGAGGTGCCTAATATCAACGTTAAAAACAACAAGGTGATTGGTACTAAAAAGAAGGTGGAAGTTTATCAAACAGAAGCCTATTTATATGGAGAGGACATTGAAAGATTTAGAAACCTAACAAATATTGAAAACAATGGCTAAAAAACCATACAAAAAACTTCTTGGAAACCGCATCTATGTAGAGATTCCAAAGAAGGAAGAAAGTAAATTGATCGTTGATGAGAACACTAAAGAAGCTCTTCAGCGTGAGATGTTAAAGAGAATGTCTAAGCTCACTGTATTTGATGTAGGAGACTTAGTAACAAACATCAAAGTGGGAGACGTTATACTTGTAGATCCAGGTAAGTTAAAAGATGCTATGGTAATTCCTTTATCAGAAGATAAGGACGTTTTACTTGTGTCTCCCTTTGACGTAATGCACGTTTGGTAATGAGCAATCTTCCCTTTATATCGTGCAAGTGTATAACGTATGGACGAGTTGATACACTAGAAGAAGCATTGTATAGCTTTCTCATACAGGACTATCCTAAAGATAAGTGTGAATTAGTTATAGTGAATGATTACCCTGAGCAAAAGTTGATCTTTGATCATCCTCAGGTGACTATTTACAATCTAGATAGTACCTTTCCTTTAATAGGAGAGAAGGAGAACTATGCTATTGAGCGATGTAAAGGGGAGCTTATTGCTGTTTGGGACGATGATGATGTAGCTATGTCTAATCATCTTCAGAACATAGCTAAGCATTGGCAGCCAGACACTAACATCATACACTGGGAAACAGGTGTGTTCTATAATGAACCATCTATCACTGCTATAAATGGTATAGGTAACTCAGGAATAGTGTATAGTAAAGATGTGTGGGAAAGAATAGGCAGAAGCCCACTAGAGAATGCTGGTGGGGATATGACACTTACAAATAGAATTCATGCTCTTGGTGGTGTAGTGAATGTAAAGATGCCAGATAATGAAGCTTCTTGGTTTTATATGTGGGGTGGTAGAGGATATCACCAATCAGGTCAGGGTACAGATGATGAAACCAGACCTAATATTATACAAAGACACTCAGCACATATAGAACAGCTTAGAAAAGAAGGAAAGATACCTACAGGTGATGTACATTTAAAACCTGCATGGAAAAAAGACTATGCTAAAATGTTAAGAGATTTTGTTAATGTTAGTTGAGTTTATTATTCCTACATATAATAGGCATGAACCTTTAATTTGTATGTTAGCTTCTCTTACAGCTCAAACAGATACTAATTGGAGTGCTCATGTAATTGTAGATGATACAGAAAGTAAAAGAATATCTGATATAGTAAAAAGTTTTAATGATTCTAGAATATATTGCACCTTTATGGATAAGCGGTATAATGATTGGGGACATACATTAAGAGAGCATGGTAAACAAATGTCAGATGCTCAATATATAGTAATGACTGGAGATGACAACTATTACACACCAAACTTTGTTGCTGAATTACGAATAGCAGCAGCTAACTCTCCTGGATTTATTTATTGGGATATGGTACATTCTCACTATGATTATACGTACTTTAAATGTACTCCATCTACTAATCAAATAGACATGGGAGCTTTTGCTACTAGAAGAGACTTAGCTCAGCAAATATATCTTGGAGTAAAATATGATGCTGATGGTTGGTTTGTAGAACAGTTTAAAAAGAAGTTTACAGAAGAAGAAATGTTTAAAATAAACAAAGTTTTATTTGTACACAACTAGCCAAATACATTTACTTCTAGTTAATAGAAATCTTCTAGAGACAACTAAAAACGCTGTAGAATTTTTACGTAGAGAAGAAAGAGTCAAGATACACATACTTGATCAAGGATCTACATATCCTCCTTTATTAGAATGGTACAAAACTATACCAGAAGATATTATCTATTGCAATAATGAAGGACCTTATTCATGTTGGAATCCAAAATACGAAAACTTTAGAAAGAATTATTTTATTGTAGCAGATAGTGACTGTATATACGATAAAGTTCCTGATGACTGGTTAGATGTCATGCTTAATGCTCTAATGCGTTCAGGAGCATTCAAGGTGGGATTCTCTCTTGAGATAGAAGACTTACCTAACACTGAGCTTGGTAGAGAAGCACACGCAATAGAGAGTAGGTATTGGGAAAAGAAAACACCTTATGGGTGGGATGCTGCTATAGATACTACATTTGCATTATATAAAGGTCATTCACCCTTCTCTTATGATGCAATAAGATTAGATAGACCTTACACAATAAAACATGCACCTTGGTATTTAAACGTAGAAGATATACCTGAAGAGTGGCAGTACTATTTAGATCACGCTAACGCTATATCTACTTGGGGAACTAGAATAAAAAAAAGCCCCAATTAAGGGGCTTATATTATTTACATCCGTATTTACATTTCTTCATACGTCCACCAGACTTAGCTTTCTTAGCTACTGTTTTACCTTTCTTAGCATATCCCATTTTGTTACGGACAGCTGTAGGTAATTTCTTAAGTCCTACTTGGCTAGGTTTAGGTTTCTTTAGTGATTTACCAGCTTTGGCTTTCATAGATTTGCCATAACCAGCTTTCTTTACTTTTGTTCCTGATTTGGCTTTCTTCATAGTTTTGCCATATCCTGCTTTTTTACGCATCATAATTGTATAGTTTGAGTGTTAACATTTCCATCTTCTTCTAGCCTGTCTGATTCTAGAATTAGGATTATTTCTAGTCTTAGCAGAGCTACGTTTTAACTGTCCCAAACTTCTAGCGCAATAAGACTTACGTCTTTTAGCAGCTTTAGATCCCTTCTTCACCTTTCCTGTTACAGCAGTTTTTAGCTTACTTCCAGGATTAGCTTTTCTATAGGCTTTTACACCTTTTTTAGTCATACCAGCACCTTTCTTGGTAGGTCTATAATTAGCACTCTTACCCTTAGTGGTCTTTCTGATAGCTTTTTCTTTTCTCTTAGCCATGGGTTACTTTTTCTTTTTAGTAGCCCTCTTCTTTTTTGTTTTTGCTTTGATCTTTTTCTCTTGCTTCAACATAGCTTTAGTGGGTTTTCTACCAGACCCTTTATTAGCACGAATGTTGTCCCACAATCCTCTTTGACTGTAGGACCCATCCTTACGCTTAATCATTTTCTTTTTTGTAGCCATATTATGTTTCTATTTTAATACTTCCATAGCTGGTTCCTCCACGCTAACTTGTGGTGGTTCAGGTGCTTCTTTAACAGTGCCTGTTTCAACTCCTTTAGCCATTATTTGTTCAATAACGTCATTAGCTCTCATCATAAGTTGGTATTTACCAGCTTCTTCAGTTGCTAAGAAGGTTCTTACAGTGTTTAAGAATAGTCCGAATTCTTGTCCAGATAGTTCAAATTTGTCTTCTGGAGCCCATGTGTAACGTTTGTTTGGATCGTACTGTGCCATAATTTTTAATTTATTGGTTTATAATAATTTTAACAAATATACAAAATATTTGCTAGGTTTGCAAGTCCTCTATCTTGAACACTATTGTTCCTGTGGACTTTATACTTTTAGAGATGTCTAACTTTATTTTGAACATATTATGGAGTCTAAGAATTTCTTCTAACAACATATCGTTATACTTAGGCATACTAGGTGCCAATCTAAATATATATGAGTTGTTGGTCCGTGTAATCTGTAAGCTAGAATACTCATCAACAGAACTTATTACACCTTCTAGATGTGCAAAGTATGCTTTTTCATTTTCTAGCAAGACTTCAGAAAAGAATTTCTTGCTTATCTCCATTTATGATAGAGTTAATAGGTATTTTGTTTTAGCAGCTTCACCAGATAGTGTGTCTGCAAGGTTACCTATGTCATGGAAACCATTTATGTCTCCATAACGTTTCAATTGTGTTGCAAATGACATTAAATCAGCTACGCATGATTCTGGTGTACAATTAGAAAGCGCTGGAATTTTAAAAACTCCAGGACGCTTTCCAGTGTATCCCATAATCTTTTCAACTACACCATCTTTGAAGTCATGTACAAAATCGTACAGTCCTCCTAGTGCTTGATGTTCTGCGTAAGAAGTTGTTTGCCAATGCAACAAATGTAATTGTTCATGAAAATATGTTAGCTTACCAGCTATTGTGTCCACTGTAAGGGATTCAGATGCTGATCCTGCCATCATATCTTCAGGAAATAAAGATTTCATTGCCATTGTTTATAGTTTTATACAACTGTAGTTGTGCTAGTTGTGGTTGGGGTTGCTGTAGTAGTTGTGGTAGTGGTAGGATTGCAGCACTCATAGCCAACAATCTCTTGCCATTTACCAACCTTAGGCATTTTACGTCTAAGTACTAAGCTACCTGGAACTACTCTGCCAGATCCATCGAATCTTACATAAGCTTTTAAATCACGTCTATTGCTTCCCATTTTAATAAGTTTTAAATGTTAATAGTTTAGGTTATACTTTTGTTTTATGTTATTTACCGCACTAGCATAATACCATGTGCAATGTTGTTTACTCTTTTCGTTGTTTAGCACAACGTCTAAGTGAGGATCCTTCATAGGATCTGCACCAGAGTGATATTTTCCTTTATAGAAACAAGGCATTCCTCCTTGTTCTGCTGCTACAATACCAGCATTGTGATATATTGAGCATCGATCTAATTTAGATATAGGGTCTGGGCCCCATGCAAATTCAAGCTCAGGAACCACTTTTGTTTCTTGGTCTCTAAGCCAAAGATTCCAAAGCACAGCCCACATGTCTGCACACCATGATTGAAAACCTTCCGCTTCACTTTTAAAGAACTCTCTGTTTATCTTCTGCAGATAGGTTCTGATGAGTATACAATCATTCATCACCTTACTCCAGAAGTTATAATCTATGTTCTTTAGTAAGTATTGTGCTCCACCAGAGTGTTCGTTGTTTGCCTCAGCAATCTCTCTGTCTATACCTATTACACTTGCAATCTCAGAAAGGATATCTCTGTTCTTGTATTCTTCAAGCTTTTCAGGTAGCACTTGATTCACTTTACTATCGAAGTATTTAGCGTTTATGTAGCTATTTGTGTCAGATAGATAATTTACATCATCTTCTAAGAACTTCTTTATATCGAACTTATCTGTAAATAGTATGTCAGAGTCACAATAGAATATAGCTTTCTCAGACATTTCTGGATGTTCTTTAAAATACTTCCAGAGTAACCATGGACGTAGTACAGGTATATATATTCCTAGTAACTTACTAACATCATTCTCTTCATCTTTGTAGAAGTTAAATTCAGCTTCAGGATATAGATCTACTATCTTCTGCCACTTATCATTAAACTCTCTACTAGCAGGTGTGAAGATTAAAACAATTGCTTTATCTATTTCACCTATCTCTTTTAAACTTTCCAACCATAGATGTACTTGCCATGTGTAGTAAGTATCATCTGGCTGTGCACAGATAAATCTTAAGTCTTTCATATGTAGTTGTTGGTTTCTTAATTATACTTACGGAGCAGCTGTTGTGGTGGTAGTAGTGGTGTTTTGTGCACCAGTCACTTGAATCAATCGCTCTAATTGCTTAGAGATGTTCCACAACAAGTTTTCTGTTGCTCCCCATCCGATTTGTTTATTTGGTATTCCCATCGTGTTATGTTTTAATAAAGTTTATGTAATGTAAAGTATTGACTTTTAATACTGCTTCCAGGATTTGCAGAAGCCCACTGAGCAGTGATGTCTAATGTTGCACTTTTGGTTGTATCAAAGGTCGTATTGTTAAGCGATCTAAATTCAAACCCTTCCATACTTCCTGAAGAAGACTTTTGAAATGCCATGATTCCAACAGTTAGTATTTCTGCAGTGCCTGCTTCTCCAATGCTTCTAATTGTAAAGTTAAGCTCTAGTGTAAATGATTCATCACTTAGTCCTGGAAGAGACTGTGATCCACTGTTTGCTAATTCAACTGTTACACCATTCAATGACTCAATTCTTATTGTAATAAAGTCACTACCTCCAGATGTAGAGATTACACCACCCATTCTAGCAACAAAGCTATCGCCCACTCTAAATCCATTTGCAGGAACACTTAAAGAGCCTACACCTGGTCCAATTAAATCTGATTCTACATCAGTATTTACAATTTCTGTTCCATCTGCAGTTTGAGAATATAAGCCATTAGGTGTGCTTCTCAGAATACTGTTAACAATATTGCTAACAAACTTGTCTAAGTTCAACCAGTTCTTATAGCCCTCACAAGGGTCACAAAGTTTCTGCCAAAAGCCTGCTTTTATAAAAGTTGCCATAATACAAAGTTATGAATAATCCTAGACTTATTATAATCTAGGTATAAATTAAAATAATTAAACATGTTAAAGACTTCTAATCAAATTAGTTAGAAGTCTAGTGTTATTGTCATTACAAATAAATACAACCTAATAGTTGTATAGTTATGCTTGTCGTCTGGGTTCATTATATCCCAACCTAAAGCCAGTCTTTGGTGAGGCCAGTGAAATCCTATCTCCAGCACCCAATCGTCTACATCATAATCTCTCATAAATATTATTTAATCACCCTCCCAATAAAGATCTTCACCTCTTCTGTAAAACTTTAGTTGATCCTTATACTCTTCAGAAGTAAAGTGATCATCTGTAAATTTACAATAATTGTTAGGTTGAAGAGCAAATTGACCTGAGTGTAGTTGTACCAAATTAAGTGGTTTATGTTCTTGTTGATATCTAGAATAACCATCTTTCCAATCAATAACTATTCCAGTGTGTCTTCCTGGTCCCACCTTTGTTTCAACTTTAAGTCCTTCTAAATAGTCTAATTGTATAACGTCCATATCATCCCCCATTGTTTTCCAGGGCATCAGTTTGTTATGTTCTATTGAGAAGTCTTCTGTAGTTGATATAGCATGTAGTGGTAACCCACTCCAATGAGCTCCTGATTCAAGCATTACATGACATAAAAGTAGTTGATAAGGTCTTCCATAAACTGCATGCCATATTGCTGGTGTAACACCTTTTGGCATGTTAGGTCCTAGAAATGTATTATCTACATTAACATAGAAATGATATGGAAGGTTAGAATGTTTACTCATTATCTACCTTGTCCTCTATACCTTTTTTTATACCCCACTTGACCTTGTGAGGCATTTTTACTATGAACTCCTGGTCTTTTAGTTCTAGTTCTTGAAATAAATGATATCAGCTGGTGTTTTGCCATGGTTTAAAATATTTTATATTCAACTATAAAACCATATCCTCCAGGGTTGTTAGGTTGAGCAAACACTCTAGCACCCACTGTGAACTTACTAATCTCCACTTCTGTTTGAATATAGAGAGTTGGTTCAGTGAGAGACAGTTGATTTGTCTGTACGCCTACAAAACCATTAAAGGTTATTGGTTTCTTTGCATTAATGATTTTATCTTGTACATCAATGTATTCTTGTTGTGTCTCTATTATAGAGTCTTTAGTAACTATTCTTTTCTCTAGTAGATCTTGTTTACTAATTAGTATACCAACCCTTTGGCCTAACTTAGCATAAAGCTCTTTTAGATTATCATACCTTACCAAATCTTTAGCAACCTGTCTAGCTTGATTCTCAGTTAGTATTACCACTGGGGTATCTGTCTGTGAAAAACTGCTGAAGCCCACTAATAGAAAGAGAGTCAACCACTTTAATTTGTACATATTCCTTTTCTTTGATAGTTTCTATTTCCCTAATAACCTCTTTCTCTAGAGAAGATAAACTGTCAATTTTATGTCTCAGTTTCTTATCTGACTTTTTATACTGTTCTATCTTTACTTCTAGCTGCTTAAGTGCCTCTTTATATATAGCAACTTCTGCGTCAGCTTGTACTTGCATAAATACAAGCACAATGATTATTACACAAGTTAACCACTGTTCTTTTAAGAATTTCCAAATCTTATTTATCGTCTGCATTTAAAGTTACTTCTTGATTAGATTGATAAATCTTGTGATTAATTATCAATACACCCTTCTAATTCTTTTACTTTTAATTTTAGTTCATCAATATCGCTTACAGCTTTGGATTGATACTTTTCTAAATATATTAAACGCATATTTTGTTCAGCATCATCTGGTAAAGATCCTAACTCTCCCCTTGGCCACTTTACTCTAAACTCAGAATTCATATCAAGTTCAGATTCCATGCGCATTAAGCTTATTTCTAATTGTTGAATCTGTGCCACCAATGTAAAATAAACACCAGCAATTGATAATAAACCAAAACAAATAGCAACAATAGTTTTTACATTTACATTTAAACGTGTATCTTCAGATAACTCTTTCATATTATTTATCATCAGCATAAAAATCAATTACGTCTTTATATTCTTTAGCCACTGAAAAACTAGGACATGCTTTACTTGAAAATTCATTATGTCCATGTAATGTAGCACCATCATAGCAAGCCATTAGTTCCATAAGTAATTTCCATAACCCTTCTTTCTGTTCTGGAGTTCTTGTATCTTCAGCAGGCCAGTTACCTTTTTTATCTTTTACGTTAGAAACTCCGCCAATATAACATACACCGATGCTATGTTTATTGTGTCCTCTAACGTGAGCCCCTGGGACTTCAACAGGTCTTCCGTTATGTATACTTCCATCTAAATAAACTATATAATGATATCCTATGTCTTTCCATCCTCTACCTTCAACATGCCATTTTCTAATCTCATCAACAGTAAAATGTTTTCCAGCAGGAGTAGCACTACAATGTAAGATAATTTTATCGATTTTTCTCATAACTTATTCCTTATTAAGTTGTTGTTTTCCCCATATTTTATCAATTGATGCAAGACCTAATCCACCAATGCAAATCGCTGCCACTGCATTAACTAAAGTTGGTTCTACTGGCATATTTGTAAACAAATTAATAAGCAGAGCACTACACAATGTAAGCCCTGCTATAATACCAATAAATCGTTTAGATGAGGGAGTACCCCTCTCATCTCTTAGAAGTCCTCCTACCCAATCAATTATTTTTTTCATTTCTTATTGAGCCAAGTTTTTACAATGTCCCAATTTTTATGTGCAAATACACCAAAAGATACACCTGCCCAGATCTTATATCCTGCTATCCACAAGATGATTCCAAGTAGGAGTCCTAAAGCTCCTTCTATTCCGTTTGATACAATCCATGCTTTAACTACATGGTATAGATTCTTTATCTTGTTCATATTATTTAAGTTTAGGGTATATGTTAGTAATCCATTGAATAATCAGTGCCCCAGCAGTGATTAGACCAATAGTCCAAGAGAATTTCTTTTTGAATTCCTCTTGCTTTTCAAGCTTTGTTTCAAGCTCTTCTATTTTTTTCTTAAGTTCATCAATGTCATTAACAAACCCACCTGTTTTTGTCAGGGAGTTTCCTAATATGGCATCAACTACTTGTGTTAATTTTGTATCGATGGAGGTCATTTTTTCCTCCAACTCGTACAATCGCTGGTCCATATTTTTTAATTCTTGTTTTACTTGTTGCTGAAACTGTGTGGGATTAGCCATGATTCATTCGTTATATATAATAGATGAGGTGCACACCACTTCTGGGAAGGGCGAAAAGGTTTTAAATATGTAGATGTAGGTGTGCTTGTGTAGAAGTTACACGATGTAATGAACAAATATAACTAAAGTTTTTAAACCACCAAAGGTGTTTTCCAAATTATTTGCATAATATAGCATAAACTTTTCATTTATTTTACTAACTTTGTTTACAAACACAAAACCTTATGAAAGCAGATAAAGCCTTTGTACTTTATGCAAATGAAGCATACTATGATGTCATATCAATGGCAGTAAAAAGTATAAACAGTGTCACTGATATTCCTGTTATTGTTTATATGATGAATTGTGACAAGTCTGTACACGGAGCATCTAGAACAATACCTTGGACACTAAATGGTGTAAACCCTTCAAAGAAGGATTATATTGATAGGAATGATCCCAATATATATAAACTTCTTATCCAAAGGCCAGCTATTATACTAGACGCTTTAGAAAATTATGCAGAGACTGTAGCATATATAGACTCTGATACAGTGGTGACTAAGAATATAACTAAGATATTTGATTACTATCCTGATGGTTGTACACATCCATATTTTGTAGAAGGTATATATGACTACTTGTTTATAAATGGGCGAGGTGGTGTAGAAACTAGAGATGAACTTCATCTTAGTTTAGAATATCCAGCATGTGATCTATTTAACGTAGATCAATCAGTTAGAAACAAGTACAGACAAACAGGATACTTTGTAGCAGGGCAACAATCAAAAGATTTTATAAGTGAGTGGTCATGGATGTGTAACCACCCAAAAGTTATAACTAATCACAGGTTATATGCACCGTATCACGAAGAAACAATAGCAAACGTACTATTGTGGAAGTATAATATACATGAAGGCTTACCCCTAATATATATGAACTATAAAGGAGAGTTAAATCTAGAAAATCTACCATTCACTGGATATACAAATCCTCTTTCAGAGTGGGTAACTCTTCCTGCAAATAAAGAAGAACTGTTAGCATTACATGGTGAGAAAGATGTAACAGTGATGCAAAGTGTTTTATATCAGATGAGTAAAAAAGTATTATTCTTAGCACCTCATCTATCTACAGGTGGTATGCCTGAGTTCCTTCTCAAAAGAATCAAAGCACTTAGTGGGTTTAACATCTATGTTGTAGAATGGGCCAACTATAGTGATGAATATGTTGTTCAGAAGAATCAGATTAAGAAACTTGTATCCAACTTCTATACACTAGGAGAAGATAAGACAAAGCTCATAGACATCATCAAAGACAATAATATAGATATTGTACATATAGATGAGATGGCTGAGTGTTTAGGAGATGGTGCAGATAATGTGCTACCTCTATTATATAATAAAGACAGGTCATGGAAGATAATAGAAACTTGTCATAACATCTCCTTCAGACCTGATAGAGATAAGAGGTATCACCCAGACGCATACGCATTCTGTACACCTTATCATTTAGAGACATTTAAAAACATGCCGTCTCTCAGAGAAGTTCTAGAGTTTCCTATAGAGCCTGTAGTACATGATTGGCAGAGCAAATTAAATGCTAAATATGATTTAGAACTAGACCTAAGCAAGAAACATGTTGTAAACATAGGACTATGGACTAAAGGTAAGAATCAGGGAGAAGGTGTAGCATTAGCTAAGAAGTTTCCAAATGTAGAGTTTCACTTTGTAGGTAACCAAGCAGTTAATTTTAAAGACTACTGGGAACCATTGATGAAAGACTTACCACCTAATGTAACTGTATGGGGTGAGCGTAGTGATACAGATAAGTTCTTGTTAGCTGCAGATGTATTCATGTTTAATTCTACATGGGAATGTAATCCATTAGTATTAAGAGAGGCTATATCATATGGCCTACCTATACTAGCACGTAATCTTCCACAGTATAAAGATATGTTTACAGCATACATAGAAGATTTACATCCTATGAAGATGAAGAATCAGCTGAACAAACTTCTCACAGCTGCGCCACGTTATGATGTACCATCTAATAACACTATGCATGTATTTGGTAAGCGTCATAAAGAGTTGTATAACAAAGTGTTAGACATGGATGTTATACAAAATGAAACAAGTAAAGACTATCATATTATACAACACTTTGTAGGTCAACCATATTTAGAAATTAAAGGTAGTTCTAAAGATAGATTTAATGTATATATGTATGATGGTGCAAAATTGGTGTATAATAGCACCATAGGAGCTAATAATTGGGTAAGACTTAATAGAGAATATTATACTGAATGGAAAACTATTATAAAAAGAGAAAGCAATGGTGAAGTGGTATATGATGAAACATTAAGTCTATATAACAAACGTGTATACATAGCATTTGATAGCGCATCACTAGGAGATACAATAGCCTGGATACCTTATGTGTTAGAGTTTAAGAAGAAGCACGGATGTCAAGTGATTGTAAGTACATTTAAGAACTTCTTGTTTGAAGATGTATATCCTGAGCTTGAGTTTGTAAAGCCTGGAACAGAAGTGAATAATATCTATGCAATGTATAAAATAGGATGGTTCTATAACAGTGACAAAGAGCCTGTACTACCTAACACAATACCTCTACAGAAAGCTGCTACAAACATCTTAGGATTACCATATGAAGAGATAGTACCTAGAATTAAAAGTGATTGGGGCAATGAGTGTGGTATGAAAGATAACTATAATGTTCCAGGTAAGTATGTAACTATAGCTACCAACTCTACAGCTGGTTGTAAGTTCTGGACTAGAGAGGGGTGGCAAGAGGTTATAAACTATCTACATGGTGAAGGTTACATGGTAATTAATACATCTATAGAAGACAATCCTTTTGACAATTGTGAGAAGATAGTTGATACCAGTTTAGAATACACTATTGACTGTATAAGACAGAGCGAGTTCTTTATAGGACTGTCTAGTGGGCTTAGTTGGTTAGCTTGGGCTATTGGTGTGCCTGTTGTAATGATATCCAACTTCACAGAAGCTGATCATGAATTCAGTTGCTATAGAGTGACTGATGAGTCTTTATGTCATGGATGTTGGAACAATCCAAACCATAAGTTTGATAAGGGAGATTGGGACTGGTGTCCTGAACATAAAAATACCCCTAGACATTTTGAATGTCATAGAGGTATACCAGCTAGTAAAGTGATTGATGTAGTATCTACAGTATTACAAATGAGTTAGATTCTTTCCTAACTCCAAGGAAGACCTGCGTTTGTTGGTAGGTCTTCTATTTGTTCTTTTTTAATAGTTGCCTGCGCATCTACGTAGGTTTCAGCATCTGTTACAGCTGTTGACCCCAGGTCTGTTTGTACTAAACCAATAACCTGAGATTCGGTTAGTTGATCATAAGGTGTTAGTGGAGCTGGCCCTACTACACCAGATAAAGTATTAGTAAATACTTTTCTAGCATAACCAACACCGTCCTGCCCTTGCGCTGCAGATATTACCACTAGCTTATCCTCGCCAGCGTTGTTTTCATATTCCATTGATAAAATTGTCCAAGTTGCCATAGTGTTATTTTTAATTATAAGTTCTTATTTCTATTCCTATTTTAGTAAAATTATCTGATCCAGAAGTTGTTATGCGTAAATTATCTGCGTCAACAAATTGAAAACCAACGTTGCCACTTGTACCACCTGGACCAGCTCCAGAAGCTGCTAACATTATTGTTTTTAATGATTTAAATTTACCAGTTGCATTTAAGTTATATACCCCTGCCGACACCCTTGTAAAAGCAGTATATGGTCCTAAAATCCCTAACGAGTTTTCTAAAACTAAATCAGGCTGCGGGTTTGCAGTTCCTGATTGACTAAGCAAGCAAACAAAACTTAAATAGTCTGGCTTGTATGGATTCTCTGTTTCTATTATTTGACCATTTGCATCAACGGATAAATTGTAGGTTGCTGTTCCAGTTACTGTGCCTGAACCGTATGTAGGTATTTTAATATTACCAGCGCTGTTTATACTTAAAGAGTTTGATCTACTACCATTATCTATTCCGTTGCCTATTTGAAATCTATTAAAAAAGTCTGCGTTGTCGTTATATGTTCCTAAAAACACACCATTTTGCCCTGTACCTATTAAACCTGTGCCTATTAACTTTTGCTTTCCAAGTATTCCAGCGTTATTTTCATCTCCAGCTATAAAAGACAGAAAACCACCTGATGGTATAGTATTGCCAGTGCCAAAAATAGCACAAAAGTTTGCTGATATGGTGTTGCTAATCCCATAAGCAATAGACTCTGATCCTGTTACAGTGCTGTTTTTACCACCTATAAAACTATTATTACCTGAAACAATATTGCTATCGCCAGTAGCTACAGATTGAAAGCCATTTGCTGTTGTGCCATCTCCTATTGCGAAAGAGTTTGGTCCACCAGCTACTGATTCAAAACCAAACTTAGCTGAGTTGTTTCCGTCAGCAGATCCTTCATATCCAAACTTAACCGCATTGTTTCCAATAGCTGTACCACCAAACCCAGAAACAAAAGTGTTTGGACCCTGTGCATCGCCTTTTTCACCAATAGCTACCGATGATTGACCTGATGCAATTGAATCTTGGCCTGATGCTATACTATAAGGACCAGTTGCTTTAGTTTTATTTCCAAACGAAGCAGAGGCTAACCCACCTGCTTCAGTTAATAAACCAAAGGCAGAAGATCCTCCTCCTGATGCTAATGTTATAAAGTTAGCAGCGAATGATCCATTTCCAAAAGCTGTGGTTGCAGCTCCAACTGACAAAGCATTTTCTCCGTTTGAATATGCATTACCACCCATATTAAATGATGGGCCGCTGTTTAATATATCGCCAGAAGGTAACACAACACCACCACCGCCATCTTGTGTTATAGAAAACTTTTGAGTACCTCCAGAGTTTAAATCTAAAAGTTTAGTATTAATAGCAGGTGTATAAGTCCCAGTTGTAATTGCGTTTAAATCAAATACAGTACCACCGTCTATTTTGGTTTGTGTTACTTGAGAATCACCTAATTCACCGTTTGGACCATCAGTCCATATAGGTAAAACATTTGTTGTGCCTATTCCAATAACTGTTCCACTACCATCAATTCCAGAAGTACCTGAAGTTCCAGAACTTCCTGAAGTACCTGGATCACCTTTGTCACCTGTAGTTACAAAACATACAATTACATCTTCGTTATCACTAAATGGTGATGTTGCTGAAGATGCTGAGTTGATTATATTTAATGTCCACCAAGTTCCATTATCAGTGAGATCACTAATTGCAAAGAGGAGGAACTGAGAAGCATCTGTTTTATTAGATATTCTCATGAATCCTTTCACTGCAGAAGTTACACTATCTATTGTCTGTAAGAAAGACTGAATAGAGTTTGAGTTATCGTCTGTCTCATTAATATAAGAAAGTGTGGCTGTATTCTGTGTTGTGTTATTTAGTCTTACTATGCCTGTTCCTGGACTGGTAGATGTACTAGTTGAGAATGTGTAATCAAAACATGCACCACCAAAGTTACCATCAACACCAGATGTTCCTGAAGATCCACTGCTTCCAGATGTACCACTTGTTCCAGAAGACCCACTTGTTCCTGTAGTACCTGAAGTTCCTGTAGTACCTGCTGTTCCACTTGTACCAGATGTACCACTAGAACCAGACGTTCCAGAAGTTCCAGTTGTCCCTGATGTACCTGATGTACCAGCAGAGCCTGAAGTTCCTGAGGTGCCAGAGGTCCCACTGGTTCCATCAATTCCTTTACCAGAACATAATGCATCATTGATGTTTTGTAATGCTTGTTCTAAGGTTTGGTTGGTATTGACTTTAGCGCATACTAAGTTAGGGCCTTTATAGAAGACACATGCACTACTTAGTCTTGTCTTGCAGGGATCTGCTGCACAAATTAATTTACTCATCTTGAAAGTTATTTTATTTTTAATGTACTATCTTAAGGAAGTCTCCTGTTCTGTATAGTTGTCCAACAACTAGTCCAGCAAACAATGCTGCAGCATTATTAGAATGTTCAGGAACTCCATCAATTGGTGCTGTTAACAGTTGATCAAAATCATTGGCTGTACCAGCATTGGATGCATAGTACACCATACCTGTACTACTGTTAACATAAAGCTGACCTACATATGTTGCAGGTCCACTTACAGGAGCAGGGGTTGTTCCTATTCTAGGAACAAGATTATCATTAATATTACGTAGAATTGTTTGTAAATCATCTAGTGGATTCACAACAATATTTGTAAGGTAGGGGCCATTATATATAATGCATTCAGCATTTTGATACACAGCGCATGTTGGGCAAATTTCAGCGGTTCTCATAATTACAAAGATATGTTTTATATATGTGTTTTCAAAATTGTTATAAAAAATATAGGGCTATAATATAGCATTACCTAACCCTTTTTGGAATTGATACATCAAATTCCTTAGCAAAGTCTTCATCAAACATTGCAAGGTAGTTCACAAATGATTTAGCAAGTGGGAACATCTTCATTAAATTCTTTGTTGGTTGTGCACTTTTTCTAACCTCATCAGCTGTTTTACCTGGATTACTAATATCAAATCCTGTAATTTCTTTAGCACTGTGACCAGCAAATCTATTTATGTCTTTTAGTAGTCCAAGAAGAGGCATACCAGCATCAAGTGTGTTTGCCATTTCTGATGGGTTGTAGAAGAACATAAGCTCACTAATAAACTTATCTGTAACTCTTTGGAAATATCTTAGAGAGTTCTTTCTAGCTTTGTCATCATCATCATCTGGAGCAATAGCACCAACGATAAATGATATAGCAAGCATGTTAAGTAGTATAACAAGTTCTTTAACCTGGTTACGCAAGTTAGTTTGTATCATGTCAGCAAACTCTTCTTTTGTAAGGTTTGCTTGAACACCATTCTTTTGAAAGTATTGATCTGTGTATTTTTCATACAACTCATCAAGCTTCTTCAATCCTTGTTCATTACCTTGTAGAATGTTTGTTATATTTAAACTTCTATCTCTAATACTTTCTAATACAAGTCCAGCCCATAGTCTAACTCTACCTACATCATAACGTTCTCCAGTAGTCATTCCATCTTCACCTATCTCTACATTAAAGTCATCAGCCACCTTTCTGAACTCACCAAAACGTGTATCAACAAGTTTAGGAATCCATCCTTTAAACACCATTAAAGAACGAGTCCACACATTCATGTTTATTCTTAGGTTGTCAAATTCTGTTTGACCACCAGTGGCAGTTCTAGCAATTGTTCTAGTTATATTAGTAAGACGTTGTAGTTCTTGTCTATTGTTTAAATCTAGTCCTGGTACAACAAGCTTGCCATCTTCTAGCTTCTTTATAGCATTGATAGATCTTGTTTTCTGCAGCTCTGCAATCTCTTCATTAATTTTAGGATTGAGTGTTCTATATTCTTCAGCGCTATTATATCTTGCTTTATATTTGTTCTTTACAAAGTCTCTGATGTTTACAAGCTTACCATCTTCCACCATCATGTTATCTAACAAGGCCATAAATATAGACTTCTCTAAATGCTGTTCAGGTTGTCTAAAGAATACAAACAACAAGTCAGAGAAATTCTTATCTGTAAGAGTTGACATACCAGACTTTACTAACTTATCATAAGTGGGGTCATCTTTCAGAGGCATGAATGTATCAATAAGCTGTAAGAACATTTTTCTTTCATCATCATTCTTAAACTTATTTCCAAGCAACTTAGCTTCATACTTTGCCACTTCTCTAGCTTTAAAATACTTACCTGCCTGTGCAGCTATTTGTATGTTACCACCAAAGATGTTTACAGCACCAGATATGAATTCAAAACCTAATGACTTCATCTGAGTGTATCTATTCATGAAGTCCATAGTTTTTTGTAAAGACACTACTTTATTATCTGCACCAACAACATCTCTACCAGCTGCACTATTGATAACTTTTCCTAAAGCAAAGTCTGTATCATCTACAGCATATCTTTGACCATATAAAACATTTCTAAAGTAGTCATCAATGATTTTTATGTTCTTCTCGTTACCTGCCTCAAGTTGCACTCTACCATTTGATATCACAGCATTACCAAATCTACCTGTCTTGATGTTTTTCTTAAACTGCTGTACAGTTTTAGCAAGAAGAAGTTGGTCTTCCACTTCAGTTAGATACTTATACTTATTCATGTGATTAGTATACAGTATAAGATTCTTAAATAAATCTAAGCTAACATCAGAGTAGTCATTAGTACCATCTTCTTTTGTTTCACTAAAGTCTCTAGTGTAGTATTTAGGTATAGAGTTTTCTAGCTCGTTTGTAAGTTCGTTTATAGATCCATATCCTACATCATCAGCTCTAGCTTTTAGGTTACCAAATGTATTTGATATAGATCCTAAAGAACCATCCCAAGCAATACTCTCTGCCATACTCTTTCTAACAAATGGTAAGAATGTAGAACGTACAGCATTGTCTATATATCCAATCTCTGTAGCTTTATCATTCATCTTAGAGATCCAGTTGTATAACTCAAAGAGTTCAGGATCTTTTTTAAGATCTACATATTCTTTACTCTGCCATTTCTCTTGTGGATGTCTTTTAATTACGTAGTTATTCCAACCATTAAAGTCACGTCTATTTACATCCCACTTACGTTGTTCTTCTAATATAAGTTTTTCTTTTAAATCACCTTCTTCATATGTTTTATTTATACGACTAAGTCTTTGTTTAAGTATCTTATTAGCTTCTTGAGCATAAGCTTTTAGATC